CCCGCCGGTGCCGGGGCAGCTGGCGCCGTAGACATCGCCACCGGTGCCCAAGCAAACGGCGAGGCTGGTGCCGCCCGTGTACGGGGAGCGGGTCCACTGATCACAAGCGGAGCCGTTCATGTAGGCAATTTTGAGTGTGTCGGCTTTCTCAAGCGCAGAGCCCTCCACATTAAACCAGCTTGCAGAAACGCCCAGCTCAGTGCCGGACAGCAGGAAGATGGCACGCTGGAGCGTGCCAACGGTGTTGTTGCCGTTGCCGGGGGTGTACTTGAATTTGGTGGTGCCGATGACCCCACGGATGTCTGCGTCAAGCAGGTTTTTGTAGGTGCCGTTGAGCCAGCTATCAATGGCGCTGGATGCGTAGGCGTTGACATTGGAGCTGTGCCATTGGCGGTTGTCATAGCAGTCCTTGCGGACCACCAGGGTGCGGCCCATGCCGTTGAGGGAGTTCTCATAGTTGTGCTTGGCAACATAGAAGCTCACCAGCTTGCCATTTTCCTTGAGCTGGATGATACTGCCCACAGCTTTGTTGCCCAGGGTGGTTGTGGCCATAGATCAGATTTCCTCCTTTAGAATATTTTGCACACGGTCCCGCACCTGCTGGCGCAGGGCCCAAGTGTTGCCATGTGCGGCGTGGGCATCCCACGCCTGCCAGGATTGCAGGATTTGCTCACGGGTCACCAGGCCCGCCGGGTATTCCTTTTCCCAGTGGCGGAGCTTGGCACGCATCCGCTTGATGCTGCTGTGCCGCAGCTTGCGGATGACCTTGCCGCTTTCCGTCAGGTAGGTGTGAAAGCCCAAAAAGTCAATGCCGTTGCGGATGGGAAAGATTTGGGTTTTCTCATTCAGTTCCAGCCCCAGGCTATCCATGTAGGCCCGTATTTCCCGGAGGCAGAATTGCAGGTATTCCTTGTCCGGGTGGATGAGGAAAAAGTCATCCATGTAGCGGCCATAGTATTGGATGTGGAGCTGTTCCTTGACGAAGTGGTCAAAGTCATCCAGGAACAGGAGGGCAAAGAGCTGTGATGTCTGATACCCCAGCGGCAGGCCGTCAGAGCAGTCAATATAGATGCAAAGCAGGTCATAAACAACAGGCTCAAGGTCCAGCTTTTTGAGCTTTTCCTTGAGCTTGTCATGGTTGATGCTTGCAAAGAAATGGCGGACATCACACTTGAGCACCCAGCCCTCAGCGGTGTGGTGCTTATTCCAGTAGTCCGTGAAAAATCCTTTGAGCCGGTCCAGGCCGAAGTGCAGGCCCTTGTTCTTTTGGGATGCGTAGTTGTCCAGGATGAAACTGCGGGTGATGCGGTCATAGAGGAGATTGTCCACTATGGCGTGCTGGACCACCTTGTCCACAAAAGCGGGTGCCTGCACCAGCCTTTTCTTGGGCTCATAGACATAGAACACACGAAACACGCCGGGTCTGTAAATCTTGGTTTTTAGGATATAGACCAGGTTGACGATGTTCTCAAGCAGGCGCACCTCATAGTGTGCGGTAGCGGCTCTGGAGCGTTTGCCCCGCCGGGCGGCCATGTATGCCGCATAGATCACCGCAAAGGTGCATATTTCAGAAAATTTCATACAAACGGATGGCCCCCTATCAGTGTTCGGCTGGCCAGCCTCTCCTCATGCGCTGTGTAGGTGCCGCATGATAGGACCAGTAGCCCCGCCACTTTTCTGGAAAGCAGCGGGGCATCAGCGCAATGTGTTTGCCTTGGCCTCACCAAGGCTGGGTATGACCTCCTTTGATGTGATGGATGGCACGGTTTTGGGCTTTGGGCCTACTCAGTCAGGCCTTACCATCAGAGCGGGGCGGGACCCGTTGGTGCCGGTGCAGTTGTTGCCGTTGACATCGCCATTGGTGTCCAAGTAAACGGCGTTGTTGGTGTTGTTCGTGTTCGGGGAGCACAGTGGAAAAATAGGTCATACCCAAATATAACAGCTCTCGGCTGGTATATCCTTTCAGGGGTTGCGGGCCAGGGCCTCAGCAATTTGCTGGGCCATCTGGCCCATTTTGGCAAGCTCCTGGTTGGCCTTTGCCTCACGCAGAGCGGCGGCACGGTTGCTGTCATTGCGTTTCCAGTTGAAAGCCTTTTGACGGACCGGGCGCACCAGCTCTGCCCAGTAGTGGCACTGGTCACCAGAGATGTACTTGCGCTTATAGCTCAGGTTGATGTACTGGTTGAGAGTGTCGCAGAGAACGATGACCTCATCAAGGTCCTTGAGGCGTTCCTCATACTCAGTTTCAAAATAACGGCCATCAGCGGAGTTGCATTTCTGGAGGATGGCGCTGGCCATGCGCTGCATATCAGCGCACATGTGGAAAGTCTGGCTCTTGGGAAAGTGAGGCTTGCCGTCATCCTTGATTTTCTCAAAGAGCTCCTTTTCCACCATCTGGCCGTTTTCCATCACATAGGCCTTGACCTTGGTGTATTGGGGCTCTTTGACCTTGACCCGCTGAATGGTGTAGTCCAGCAGATCGGTGGCAAGCGGTATGATGTCATAGTTGGGCACTTAAAACTCAATCCTCCCTTGGCTTTCATTCCACACACCAGTGACCACCACGCCGGAGAGGCTGGTGAAAGCCACGCTCCAGGAGTTGCCGGTGACATTGGTGTCATATTTCAGCTCCAGCGTGCGGACACGGGTGGCCAGGCCGGAGAGGTCCGTGGTGTTGGTCTGGACCTGCCCCTCCAGTGTGGTCACTCTGGAGCTCAAAGGAGAAACCAGGGCCTTGACCTTTGCCCAGAGGCGTGCTGTCTGGAGGTCATCAAGGTAGGGCCTTTTTGCCATGTCATTGGCCTCCTTTACTTGCAGATATTATCCAGCTCTGTGTTGGAAATGGCCACAAGGTCCTCCGCAAGCATGTAGGCGGACAAGTCCATCGTACCGGCCAGCACATCCCATGTGGTGCCGTTCCAGGCCACATTGTCACCGGCGTTGACCCCGTGGGCCGCATCGGCATTGACAATGTTCCACACATCGCCTTTCTTGTTGCCGGTGGTGGGCAGGTCTGCATAGGTGTCCTTGGAGCCCTTATATTCAAGGGCGCTGGACATCTTGGCATCCACCTCATCCTTGGTGTAGGCATCTGCAATGCCGTAGCCTGCCAAAGAGGTGGCCGGGCTCTGCTTGCTTGCCGCCAGGTCATAGGCAGCTTTGACGGCGCTGGGCGTGGCGGCCTTGGTGGTGCTGGTGTCATCGGTGGCGCTGGAGAGCTGCACCACGCCTTTCTGGTTGGTGGTGCCGTTCTTGACGGAGATTTTGCCGCCGCTGACATCCACATTGGTGCCAACAGTCACGCCTCCCTTGACGGAGGCGCTGGCATCCGGCAGGGTGTAGTTGTTGGCGTTGGCCTCCACGCCGCCCAGCTTGGCCTTTTCCTCGTTGGTGTAGTCATTGGCACTCAGGCCCTTGCCCTCCACCTTGTCCACCTTAGTGGTGTCAGAGGGGTGCACATGGTCGCCACGGGCAAAAGCGGTTTCCGTACCAGCGGCAGCGGTGCCGTCCATCTTGGGCACGGTGCTGGATGCGGCAGCGCCCTCCGGCACATCCTTGGCAGTGATGAAACCGCTGTCATTGGTCAGATCAGAGGTCTTGCTGGGCAGCTTGATGTTGGCAATGGCCGTGGCCACATAGGTCTTGACCTTACCCCACAGGTAAAGTACACCATTTTCATCAAGCGCTTTCTTTCTGTTTGCCATTTTGGCTGTCCTCCTTATATGAGTAGTTTTTCAAGCTCCAGGTTTGTGATGGGCAGGATGTCTGCGTCACTGCCAGGAGCGCCCTGGGGGCCTTGGCGGCCCCTCAAATTGACAGGCTTGGGGTTTTCTTTGTTGCCGTCATTGGTCCAGCTCAGGGTGCACTCATCGCCCTCCACAGAGGGGTAAAAAGTGGTGCCGTCAATTCCTTGCTTGCCGGTGTTGACATACTGCACAGAGCCAAAGCTGGCGTGCATCATGCCGCCGGTGGAGAGCTTGACCGCAATGACCCTGGGCGTGGTTTCAAAGTTTACTGCATAGGTCACATTAGATCACCCCGTCCTTGAATATCTCCCCCACATTGACCCGCATGGGCTCACTGGCAATGGCGTTGTCCAGATTGTCCCGCAGGCGGAGTTGCACCCAGACAGGCTCAAGCTCCGAAAAGAGGAGCGTGTCCTCCTGGGAAAGCGGCAGCGTGATGATGCCGTTTTCTTTGTCATAGGTGACAGCAGTGAGGTCCTTTTCCAGCACAGTTTGCCTGTTCTGCTGAAAAGTGATATACAGGGCAGATATAGTGATTGCCTCCGGCAGCTCAAAGGTCAGCACAGGGTTTGTGCCTCTCCGCATCTTGTTCACCTCCGCATCTTAAAACTCAATTCGGCCAAGTTCCTCATTCCACACGCCGGTGACCACTACATCCGTCAGCGTAACAAAGGTGACCTCAAAGCTGCTGCCGGTGACATTGGTGCCATATTTCAGCTCCAGCGTCTTGAGGCGGCTATCCAGCCCCGTGAGGTCCACACGGATGCTAGCGTGCGCTGTGTCGGAGTTGTTATGCTCATTCACAGCGCCCCCTACCAAAGCGTTGACCTCCGGCTTGGTGTAGACATCGCCCTGCTGCACAGCATTGAGCGCCAGCGCCCGGATGTCGGAGTGGCTGGTGCCGTTGGTGTTGTGCTCTGCCAGGGCGCTCTCCATCTCCGCCCGGCTCACCGTGTCCAGGGCCGGGGTGATGGTGAAACTGACAACGGAGGCATCCGCTACCACGATGTGCATAATCATGGTGAGCTTGCCGGACACGCCGCCATCCGTGGACACCTTTTCTGTGTCGGGGGTGTTGCAGATGGCAATGAGCGTGCCGTCATCGTCAAAGAGGCCCATCTCACGGATAGTGAAACCACCCACGCTGTCATCAATGGTGATTTTCACATCAATCATGTTGGCGTTGGTGGTGCTGACTGCGGCGCTGGCCACATCGCCCTCCCACTTTTTGCCCCGGAGGGCGGTCTGGGCCACAGTGGGCTCATAATACTCACCGCCGCCGTCACCGGCAGCAGCAGTCTTGATGTTGACCTTGCCGCCGTTCAAGATGCACTTGGCGATTAGCGCAGCGCCCGCCGTGGTGATAACGGTGCCATAGTTTTTGGTTTCATTGGGCATAGTGCTTTTTCCTCCTATTCTTGTGGGTAAATCTCCACAGTGTTGTGATACTCCAGAGCACCCACAGCAATGGACTTGCCGGTGCTTTCCATCTCATGGACCATCATGGGCCAGATGTTGACCTCATCCTCATACTCGGTGTAAACGCCGCAGGTGATGGTGCCGTATGACTGCAAAAAAGATGTCATCAGCACCCGCATGTTGGCCGGGCGCACCATGAGGAGCATGTCCAGGATTTCCGCCGCCAGGGCATCCGCATCCGGCAGGACGGTGTAGTCAAGCTGGATGTTGATGGTGTAGTCCACAATGCTCTCCTCATGCCCCAGCTCACCGCAGAGGCCGGTGAGCCAGTTCTTGAGCCAGGGCAGAGTGTAGGGCAGCTCCAAGTTCCACAGGGCCTTGATGCGTGCCTTGCGGACCTCCAGCGTGTCCGTGTCTTTGGGGCGGATATTCAGCTCACGCTCCCACACGGCCACGCCGCTGGCCGTTGCCGTGTCCAGGAATTGGTTGGCAAGGACCAGGGCCAGAGCGTCCCACGCAATGGAGATTTCCGGCTCGTTTGCGGCATTGATGGCTTGAAACTCAAGCACCTCACGGAGCACCGGGGGGAGGTAGTCAAGGAGCTTTCTATCCATTGATGTCCCCCCTCACCGGGATGCTGTCTGCACCCAGCACAAGGTTTTCCTCCTTGCCGTTGATCTGCGTGTCAGCAATGTCCGTTATCATGTCGGAGCACTCGGAGAGGATGCGGCTTTCAATCTGAGAGATGCGGACGGTCAAGTGGTCCGAAGTGGCCCAGGTGCCTGCCAGCTCTGCAAAATAGTCATCAATGACGGCCTCCACATAGCTTTTGATGGCCTCCCAGTTCCAGCCGGAGGCATAGGTCAGATTGAGCGTGATACTCACCGGCACCGGCTCCACGCCAGTCACATGGACCACATGGCCGATGGGGGCAAGTCCCAGACCCTCCCCGGCGTTCTCGGTGGGGTCAACCGCCGTCTGCACCTCATCAATGAGGGTTTCAGAGGGGGCGGTGTTATTGGATGCCAGCAGCACCAGCTTGACGGTGCCGCCCACCGTCAGCTTTTTGTTGAGCGCCGCCGTGTAGACGGCGGTGAGCCAGGCCGCCACGGGCTCACTGAGCCCCGCAATGGCGCTGGTGTACCAGGCTGTGACAGCGGCATCCGGGATGAGCGTGGACGGCGCAATGTCCCCATTCCAGACCGGGTGCACCTTGACGGCGGAGATGCCGGGCATGGCTTTCACCTTTTCGATGTAGTCAGCCTGGTTGCCGCCAAAGGCCTGGGACTTGAAGCTGTCAAGGACACGCTGGCGGAAAACCTCCGTGTCCTCCTCATCATCTCCGGGGATTAGCAGCTCCACCAGCTCTGCATGGGTCAGCCCATCCACATACTCAATGGGGATGAGCTGGCCGGTGTAGCCGTTGGCTTGGGCCCCTGCTGTTTCGCAGGTGACCCGGTGGCTCAGGCCGGTGGCGGTGTCCTCGGAGGTGTCCATGCGGGCCGTCACCACAAAGTTTAGGTCCTCGCAGGAGAAACGGGTGCCCACCGGCACCTCAATGTTAAACTCCGCCCGGAACACTGCGGCGCTGGGCGGGTAGGGGCTCATGTTACGGTCAGCGGCCCGCTTGATGAGATATTCACGGGGCGCTGTTGCCAGGTATGTGGCGGTGAAAACGAAGTCCAGCCCAATGTAAAGCTGGGCCAGCTCCGCCATGGACGGAGCCACACCGTTCATCACCATGGAGCCCTCCCGCTTGTCGATGCCGGAGGACACCCTGGCCAAGGCGCTGGCCAGCAGCGCCTCATAGGTCTTGGTTTCAAACATGGTTAAATCTCAACCTCCTTTGTGGCCTCCAGCTCTCCATAAATGGTGTAGACGGTAAAGCGGACCAGCACGGACTTTCTGCCGGTTTCAAAGGTCCAGTCATCCACGCCGGTGATGCGGTCATCCTGCATCAGGGCATCCGTGATGCGCCTTTTCATCTCACTCATGGCGTAGTCCATAGGTTGGCCGATCAGGTCAACCAGCTCGGAGCCATAATTGCGGGAATAGATGGGGTAGGCGTAGCGCTCCACATTGAGGATGAGATAGACCGCTTGGCGCAGGGCCTCCCGCTTGTCGGTCATGCCCGCCACCCGCTGCCCCTCAATGTCCAGCTTGTGAGTATAGCTGGGCTGCTCCTCCAGCTCAAAGCCGATGAGGTCAAGGTTTTCTCCAGTTGTCGGTAGCGTTCCCATCAAGGTGCCTCCCATCTGTCCAGGACAATGTATTTTTGCCCGCCATCACAGGAGATGAGGATGACCTTTTCCCCTGCCTTGAGGGCCAGGTGCACCTTAAAGGTTTTCCTGCCCTTGTAGGCGTGCTGGTGGGCGGCAAAAGCGGCCTCTCCGCTGCCGCCGCTTTGGCTTTCCGTCTGGTGGTCCACCGTCATGTCCACATTGAAGTCCCGGACATTGTTGGTGAGGATGAGCTGGGCCTCCGTCAAGGTCTTTTTCTGGTCCACCTGGATTTTCAGCGGGGAGGCGGATGTCACAGTGCCAAAGCTCACGGCCATGGGGCCGTCCGCCTTGACCGCCTCCACCGCCGCCTGTTTCACAGCACGAACCAGCTCATTGATGTCAAGCGACAAATGTACCACCTCGCATTTTGAGCTCCATGAGGTGCTGCCCATCGTTGAATGTGTGCTTGACCTGTTCGGCCATGAGGTAGTTGGACACATTGATGTCACCCAGGCCCAGCATGACCACCAGCAGCGTGCCCGCCCTCACACGGATGTCACCAAGGACATCCTGGAGCTTGAGGGTGCGGGTCTTGGTGTTGTAGAGGCCCAGGAGAGCGTCCGCCATCGCCTTGGCGTTGGCCTTGCTGTCCAGTTTCTCATAATATTGCAGGACACCCCATTGATTGATGTGGGAGCCGTCCTGGGCAATATAGATTTCCCGCTTGCCGGTTTCCTTGTTCTCATAGGAGAGCTTGATTTTGTCATAGGTCTGGGTGGCAATGGAGCTCTTATAGTCGTAGTCACCGGCGGTGTCCTCATCCACAAGCATGTTGAGTTTCATGTTGCCCAGGCTCTTGAGGGTCAACTTTCCAACATTGTCATAGAGCACATACATCTGCCCGGTGGCCTTTAGGGTTTCGTCCAGGGCGTTTTGGATGATGTCAAACAGGGTTTGATTGTCCTCCACACGGCTGGCGATCTTATAGCCCGTGTCCTCAAGCTCCCCCACATTGAGCTGGAAGTCCTCTGCCACCATTTTGATGACCTCAGAGGCCGTCTTGTTGGTGTAGACATAGGTATCTTTATTCTTGAGGTAATAAAGCTGGTCATACACCACGCACTTGATGACATTGGGGTTGTTGCCCTTGCGGGATTTCTCAAAGACAAAGCCATAAAAGACGGGGGTGCCGTCCACGGAAAAACGGCAGGGGTCCCCCTCTTGAAAGCTCAGGCCTGGGGTCTTTACCACCTCAAAGGTGAGCTTGCCCGGCTGGCCTTTGCGTTCCCACTCAATGGTGACACCCTCCACCGTGGGTGGGTACATGATATTGCTACCATGTTGTATCAGCAGCTCATAGCTCATGGGATGGTGAGCACCTGCCCAGGATAGATGAGGTTGGGGTTGCTGATTTTGTCCGTGTTGGCCCCGTAGATTTTGGTGTACTGGGCCCCAGCGCCATAATACTTGGCGGAGATGGCCCAGAGGGTGTCACCCTTTTTCACGGTGTAGGTCTTAGCGGAGGGGGCCGTGCTGGCATCCCGCTCCTTTTCCACGGTCACGGTCTGCTTGCCCGTGTCGGTGCTGGGCTGTTCGACCTTGGCCGTTTTCGTGCCGTAGGAGCGCCATTGCTTGAGGTTGATGTCCACGCTGACATCCAGGCCCTCCTTGGCATCCTCCGTGATGTTGTAGTCCTCCACGCTCACGGTCATGTTGGTGTCGAACAGCCGCCGTCCATCCGGGGAGCGCCGCACCAAAATAAACTGGGTGGTGCCCTTAGAGGTCTTGAGCCGTTCCAACACGCCCATGTAGTAGGACGGGGACCGGCTGCCGGTGAGCATTGAGAGCGTCACCGGCAGCACGATCTCACTCAGCCCAGGGGTGCGGAGGAAATTGATCTCACCCTCATTGAGCAGCGTGAGCGTCTTATTTTTGCCCTTGATTTTTACGGTCAGCTTGGCAGGAGTGGGCCACTCCACGCCGCCCAGATAACAGGAATAACTCATGCGTGCACCCCCTCAGCAGCGGTGACCAGCGCCTCAGTAAAGCCCTCGGTGAGCTGGCTGATAACGCCGTCCAGATCAGCACTGCCGTCAATTCTGTTGGTCATGCCGGTCATGTCAATCTTGACCTCTGCGGTGGTGAAACGGTTGATTGCATCCCTTTCTGCGATGTCCCGCAGGTATTCAAGCTGTTCCTCTGTCACGGCCAGAGCATCAGCGGTCTTGCCGGTATTGTCGGCGGTCAGCCCGGTGTTGTCAGCAATGCTGCTCAGGTCAAAACCGCTGCCAAGGTCCGTGCCGCCGGTGCCGCCTCCGCCGAAGTCAAAGAAACTGCTCACCTTATCAGCCACACCGTCACCCCACGATGCACCGGCCTTGAAAGCATCAGAGGCCCAGCCATCCGTGAATGTGTCAAAGGTGTTGTAGCCTTTGGTGAAAGCGTCCCCAATGTTCTGGTACTCCTCAACACTGCCATAGGCCTCCGCCGATTTTGCGGCGTATTCATCCGCCTTTGCGGAAATGCCGGAGTAGTCAAACTCGACAAAGGGCAGCTTATTCAAAGCCGCACAGATGCCCTCTACAACGGTGAGGGCGGTAGACAGCAGGCCGTAAAACCAGCCTTGCACATTGGAAATGACATTGTGGAAAGCGGTGCCGATGTTGGAGCAGCAGGCACCCAGAGCGTTCCAGATACCAGTGGCCACATTGGCCACCACAAGCATGGCGTTCCACACGGCTTGAATGGCCACATTGATGCCGCCGGTGATAACTCCAAAGCCCGTGGCCGCCACACCGGTGGTCTTAGCAATCCAGTTGCACAGGGCGATGATGCCCGCCACAAGGGCGATGACCCCCACCACTATCCAGGTGATGGGGCAGGCCAGCAGGGCCGCATTGAGGCCGTACTGTGCCGCCGTAGCGGCAAAGGTTGCCCCAGTGCTCATCATCTCTGCCGCCGCTTTCACGCCAGCAGAGAGCGCCACAGCGCCATTGATGGCCTGAGTGATGAGCGCCACGGCGTTGTAGGCCACAAGTGCGGCCACAAGGCCCCAGGCAATAGGCTCAATCACAGACCAGTTATCAACCACGGCAGAGCCGATGTTGACGAACACATCAAGGATGCCGGAGGCAAGGGCCGTGATGGTGGCCAAGGCGTTCAAGGCTCCGTCCACTACCGTGCTGAATTGCTCACTGTTGGCCAGCTTGTTGAGCTTGTTGAGAACGGGGTCCAATGTCTGGAGCGCCCGGTTTTGCATGTTGGTCCAGATTTGCGCCCAGGTCATGGGCATACTCTCAAACTTGGCGTTGGTTTCATCTGCCACAGAGAAAAGGGCGTTTTTGACCACCTCGGCGGTGACCTGGCCCTCCTGGGCATATTGCTTGATGGAGCCCTCTGCAATGCCCATGTACTGCTCAATGGCTCTGGCGATGCCGGGCGCATTTTCAAGGATGGAGTTTAGCTCCTCGCCTCTCAGAGCGCCTGCCGCCATTGCCTGGGTGAGCTGGAGCATGGCCGCCGCCTGCCCTTGGGCGGATGCGCCGCCAATGGTAAACTGACGGTTGACCTGCTCCATAAAAGCAATGAGCTCATCATTGGAGCTGAAAGCGGCTCCAGCGTTTGCGCCCATGCTGGCAATAGCAGATGCCGTGTCAAGGTAGGCAGCTCTGGAGCGCTGGGCAGAGGCCATGATTTTGGCCTCCAGCTCATCCACGCTGCCGCCGTCATCCACAAGGAAAGACAGGCGGGCGGTGGTGCTGGTCATCTGGTCAGAGAGGCCGATGAGCTTATTGAGCCCGGCACCGGCGGCCAGTGTGGCCACCAGGGTCTTGACCTTGCCCAGCATACCATCTGCCAGGGAGCCGCCGGTGCGGAGGCCTCGGTTGAGGTTTTCCTCCTGCTCTGCGGCTCTGCGGTAGCCGTCCGCCATCTCCTGGATTTCGGCATTTGCTCCCACAAGCTGGGAGCGTGCTTGTGCAATCTGGGCGGCATCAACAGCTCTGCCAGAGGCACGCTGGACCTGCTCAAAGGCGTTGAGCGTAGTGTCAAGTGCGGAGGTTATCCTCTTGAGCACGGCGCTCATCCCGTCATTGAGGACCATTTGCGATCTGATAGTTGCCATAGTTTCACCACCTTGGGAAAAGCTCCCGTCCTGTATCGCTCAGGGCGGGAGCCTTATTTGCGTTTTGCTTTGTTCTTTAGTTCCGCCTCTTTTTTCCGCTCCGCCGCACAGCGGGCATCAATAGAGGCGATGACAAAAGCACGCTCCTTGACGGGCAGGCTCAAAAACTTGGACGGCTCCCAGCCAAACTTTTGCAGACAGAAGTGTGCATAGCTGGCCTCTGGGTCACCGTCCTCTATTAGTTTTTTGCCTCATCAACCAGCTCATTCTCAGTCTTGAAACCGTTGAGCTGGAAAACTTCCGTCACATAGTCATCAAACTCACCGCCGATGAGCAGCTTGCCCAGCAGCTCCTCCGGCTTGGCAACACCCCAGTCATTCTGGAGCTCTGCGTTGCTCAGGTCCGGGAACACCGTGCAGCGGGCGCACACCTTGGCCTGGAAAGCGTAGCTATCAAGCTGCTGGGTGTACTGGCCCTTTTTGCCGGGCACCGGCACCTGCCGGACGCAGGAGTTGCGGATGCGGGCGTATTCATCAGCGGAGATGCAGCAGATTTCCCACAACATGGGCTTGCCATCCTCCCCCTTGAAACGGGGGGAGGCGGCAAACTTGTAGTTTTCGATCTGCTCAACATTGGCGTGCATAAATGCGGACAGGTTACTCATGGATGATTTCCTCCTTTAGTTGGCCGCCCTTACATATAGGACGGGTTGGTGTGCTTTTCGGGGCGGGTGAAGCTGTCGCAGTAGCCCTCAAGGGTCTGCTCCACAAAGTCACCCTCTGCGTTGAACATGGACAGCAGCACATCACCGTCCAGCACGCAGTTGTTGTAAATCTTGGTGCTCCGGCCAACGGAGGTGGCGGGGTCATCGTTGGAGGTCTGGATGTCAAAGGTAGGCATCACACCCGTCTTGATGAAGTCCTCAACCACCTGGTCAAAGATTTCCGTGCACTTGTAGACCGTCATGGAGAAAGCCAGGGCAATGGTTTGGGCCTTGTGGCCGATCACGGGATTGCCCAGACGGTAGACTTCCTTGGTGTTGATGGAGGCCTTGCCCTCAAACTCCTTGGCCATCAGCATGGAGTAGCGGGTGCCGTTCAGCGTCACAAAGCACTCAGCAAAGTTGGCGCTCACGGCATCCTGGGTGTTCATAGAGATTTTGTCAGCCATGTGTCACAATCCTCCTTTACTGAATGATAACGCTCATGTAGAGCTGGGCCATGGCGTTGATGATGTTGAGGCCGTTGATGGTCAGCAGCACTGCCTTTTTCTTGTCACCCTGCTCACAGGTCACCGTGTCGGGGTCAAAGTTCTCAACAGCACGGATTTTCTCAAGCTCCTGGATGAGCTTGACCACATCGCCCCACAGGGAGGCACGGCCAGAGGCATCATTGGGCACGGTGCCCACATAGCGGGTGTTGAACAGCACCGCCGTGTCATTGGCGATCTGGTCACACACACGGATGGTCTGGTTGGACTGGAAAACCTCTCCCTTGGTGTCGGAGAGGGTCAGCAGGGTGTTGATGTCCTCCAGCACACGGGTGACCCCGTTGACATTGTGGAACATAAACTTGCCTGCCTTGAGGGCCGCCTCAAGCGCTGCCTGGGTGTATTCGGTGTCCAGAATGAGCTCACCGTCATACTTGGCATTGGTGAGGGACTTGTTGACGGCCACGCCAGCATGTGCGCCGGTAGTCCAGTAGACCACCGCCTGGGTGTCCACATTGGCAATGGTGGCGTGGGTGGCGGTGTTCCACACGCCAATCACGCCCTCATAGTCAGCGCTGGGTTTCCAGGCTACAAGCTGGAATTTGGCACCCACCTCATCCCTCATGCGCTGGGTGTACTTGACATACAGATTGACCACGGTGCTCTCCGTGGCCGGGCAGCACAGGGTGTTGAAAGCATAGGCCTCCAGCTTATCCAAGAAAGCCTGGTGGTCCTCGCCGGTGACTGCCGCATCATCAGCGCCGCCGGTTAGCTTGGTGCCCGCAGTGGCCTCCAGCGTGGCGCTGGTCTTGAAAACCACATAGTCATTGGCCACCAGATCAGTGGCCGCCTTGACCGTCTGGGTGTCAACACACTGGCCGTCCAGGTAGGTGCTCACATCCCATGCGCTGGTGTCATCGACATTGGAGGCGATGACAATAGAGAGGTCATTGCCACGCACACCGGGGTACTTGGCATCCGCATAGGTGCAGCTTGCCTTTTCGCCGTTGCCCAGCCGCCAGCAGTAGACAGTGGTGGCGTGCTGGAAAATCTCACGCAGGGCCAGCAGCTTGGGGTGGTCATACCCATAGCCGAAGATGGCCTTGCTGTTTTTCTGAAACTCACCAGAGGTGACGGGGAAAACCTCACCCTCCGGGCCCCAGCTCAGAACAAAGGGCGCTGCCGCATAGCCTCTGTCAGACAGAGTGGCGGATGCCTTTGCCACGCTGGAGAAATTGATGTAGCTGCCGGGCAGGACCTTGTTCTGGGTCAGCCAGTTACCTCCGCCAAGAGCCATTTATCTCACCTTGCCTTTCATAAACTTTTCAATCAGCGCATCCACCTCATTCAAGGTGTAGGTCTTGCCATCCTCCAGCAGTGCGCCGATCAGGTCCCGCCGGTGGACATATCTCTGAGAGGCCACCAACTGCGCCTTGGTAAAGGCGGCGGCATTGGCCTCCGTGGTCTGGGTTTTTGCCATTGGCTTATCCCTCCTCATTGATTTTGAGAGTTTCCATGTTCTCCTGCTCCAGCGGGACACGGACGAAGTGGTCATAGCTCAAAAGTACATGCAGAACATCCTCCGCCAGTGTCCACTCACAGCCGGTGGCGTGGATGATGTCCCCCTCCGGGGTTGTGATGCTCCCCAGGACAAAGGACAGCCGGTGTGCCACACCATAGCACTCCGCATCCCCGGCCTTGGGGTAGTAAATCACATCCACCGTGGGTGTCCGCTTGTACCTCTGGCCCACCTCTTTGGCGTGACCGGCACCAGGCATGATGACATTAAAATCTCCGGGCTTGAGCCCTTGCTTGACATTCCCGCCATGCACCTGGGCGGCAGGAAAAGCGGCATGGAGCGCAAGGCTCACGCCGTCATAGATGCTGTTGAAATTGATTTCAGCCATTGAATACCTCCCGCAGCAGGGCCTCCAGTTTTCTCTCGATCACGCCCGGCGCAAGCCTCTCAAGGTCCTGCTCAGACAGGGTGAGGAAATACCGGCCCGGCACCCAGCCGTCACCGCCCCGTGTTCGGTGGCCAAACTCAACATAGCTGGCATATTCCACAGGGTTGATGACCTCAATGGTGTAGGCGTTGCCGGACTTTCTGACTGGCAGTGCCTCAGCGTAGGCTTTCGCATCATTGCTGCCGCCTCTGCTGGCGGCATCCGCTTGGGTTTTGGATGTCCAGCCCCGGTGCAGGGTGCCGCCCTTTTTGCCACTGGATTTTGGGTACTGCCCCACAGGTGTGCGGGGGATGACCAGCGCCAGCAGGCGGGCGGCCAACTCCTTTGACACCTCCGTGCAGAAACGGTCCATGCCCATGCTCTGGAGCGTGGCCAGACTGTCACGGAGGCGCTGGAGCTGCTTATAATCGCAGTTTCCCCAGTTCATCAGGCCCACTCCTTGAAAAGCTCCAGCGGCACCTCTTGGTGGCAGCTATACACTGCGCTCTTGCCGCTCCGTTCATAGTCACGGGTCATGCCGTTCTGGGTCACTGTGATTTTAGACCCCTCCGGGATGTCCACGGAGGGGTCAATGTAGAGCACCACGCTTTGTGCCACCTGGGCGGCCTCCTCGTTGGGCTCTGTACTCACCACAGACTTGTGGGAAATGCGGCAGCGGATGTCTGCCGCCAGGATGCGCTCCTGGGGCTCCGTGCGGCCATTGGCGGGGTTGAGCACCCCGTCCAGCACGGTGATGGTTGCTTTGCCCACCCAGAGGCTCTGCACGGCCTTTTTGTGGGCGGGGCTCCCCACTACCATCTCATCCTCCGAAAAGCCGCCAGCGTGCTCTCAGGCGGGCGCATGAGCCCTGCAAGCAGGGCATCAAAGCGGGCCTCAGCGCTGCTGGCTCCATCACTGGCTCCAGCAAAGGTGATGGCCACATCGCCCTCCGTGATGCTCTTGGCCGGGGCGGAGAAGTCAAAGCCCTCCAGCCCGTCCAGACCACCGGCGGCTTTCTTATCATAGAGGAATTGCCCGGCCACCATATCCACATGGACATAGAAAAGGCCATCCGGCAGCACCCTTTGATTGATGTCTGCCAGGATGTCCTTTTCACACTTGTCTATGAGGAAATTGAGGCCGGTTTCGTCATTGTCCGTGACGGTGTAGCCCAGCATGGCCAGCCGGGACACCACGGCCTCATACACGGTCATGGTTTAGCCTCTGGACTTGATGCGGGCGATGGGGATAACCTTGTGGTTGATGTAGGAGCGCTGGCTCTCAGTGGCCTCACCAGAGTGGACCAGAGCCCAGTTTGCACCATCGGACAGCTCCGCATCCGTGGGGGAGAGGGTGGTCTGGCTGGTCTTTTCGTAGGAGATGCCCTTGGGGGCAAACACCTTGCGCTGGCGAGTGTAGAGGGTGTCCTGGCCACCATTCTTGGCGGGGTCACGGGACATCTCATAGGGCACCTTAGCACCCAGGTCCTCAAAGTTGATGGCGCCCTCACCCAGGACATAGCTGGTGTATTCCTCACCGGCAGGGACATCCACCTCATAATAGGTGGCAATGTTGTCCACGCTGGGGGAGGCCACAGCGTTGTACTTGGTGCCGCTCTTGGTGTAGTAGGTCTTGCCGGGCACCAGGGCGGTGTCAGAGGTCAGCTTGTAGGTGGCGGCAACAGCCTCAACAGGCATCCCGTCATCCACAATGACCAGCTTGCCGTTCCAGGTGTAGAGGGTCAGGTCACGGGTCACGCCGTCCTTATCGGTGTACTTGAGGGCGGTGAGCAGGTTGAGGTTTTCCAGGTTGGTGGCCGGAACAGAGTGCATGAAAATCATGGCAAACTTTTTCTTGTGGTCACCGCAGGCCTGGGCAGTGGCGCTGTTGAGGGTGGATGCCTCCAGGTTGCCGTTGACAGAGTAGGTGTGCTTGGTGACAAACTCACCGCTCTTGCCGCCGGTCATGGAGAAAACGCCCTTGAGGACCGCCAGGATGGTGTCCTGGTCAATGTCCTGCCAGTAGTCCGCCACCTGCTGGGCCACATTGTTCATAAAGTCCACGCCGCCGGTGATGTCAAAGGAGAAGTCCTTTTCCACCCACGCCTTAGCACGGCCAATGACCACCACGCCCTGCTCAAAAGTCTTGGTGGAGGTGGCGGTGATGTCAGTCTGGCCGTCATAGTTCACGGCCTCACCGTCCAGCAGGCCACGCATGGCCACACGGGCATAGCCGGTGCCGTTCTGGGTGCCCAGCACCGCACGGATGTCCGGGTTGCCCACCAGGACCTTGGACTTGCGGATTTCGTTGAGGCGGGTGCGGGGGATGCGGTCCATGATGTACTTGAAAGCCTCAGGGTTGAAAGATTTTGCGTCAAACTTAGCGTTAGGCATAATTCAATACTTCCTTTCTTGAAATGATTGTGTTGTTGGGGTTATTCCAGCTTTGCGTCAGGGTTTTTGGCCATGTACTCGGTCAGCTCGGAGTAGGACATCTCAGACAGCTTTTTGGTGCTGCCGGGCTTGCCCCCGTCCCCGTTCTCGCCGGGTTTCCAGCCGCTATACTTGGGCGCATCTCCAAACATAAAGTCAGTAGCAGCGTCCTTTTTCATCGCCTCGACCTTGGCCCCCAGGGTGATGGTTTCGCCGTTCTCCTTAGAGGTGACCTTGCCATCCACTACCTTGGCATCCTTGAGGAAGTCCGCCAGCATCGCACGGACGGCGATGTTGTTCTTGGACCCGGCAGCGGTGAGCTCTGCATCCACCGCAGCAGTCAGCTTGACCGTGGCCAGCTCCTTGTCATAGGCGGCTTTCTGGTCCTTGTTCTGCTGGGTGAGCGTGTCGATCTGCTTTTGCAGTTCGGCATTGTCACCGGCGGACTTTTTCAGCTCGGAGAGCTGAGTGTCACGGGTCTTGATACCCTCACGGAGCTGCTTGACCTCGGTTTCCAGCTCTGTGACCTTGGCAGTCTTTGTGTTGAAGTCGGTGCGGGCCACAAAGCCCTTGCCGATCTCCTGAGAAACTGCCGTGTCAATTTCGGGGGTGTACGCATCCCCCAATACGGTTTTCAGCCATTCCAACATGATTGTTACCTCCTTGCATGTCTGCTGTCCTTTTTATCCGGCCAGTCCCGGTGTTGCAGTGCCCATCTTGTAGTCCGCCGGGCCAGCGGTATTTGGGTATGAAAAAAGCACCGTGCATTTTCAGCACGATGCTTTTAACATCAAAAGGGGTTATTCCTCGGAGCTCTCCAGATCAGCGTGGTAGGGGCACTTGAGGCATCGCTCACGCTGTTCCTCGCTCCAGTCGATGCCGCCGGGCAGCACAGAGGGGTTGAGCAGGCGGTCTGCGACATCGCAGATGACCATGCAGTCTGTGCCGTTGACCTGGGCGGCCTTTACTGGGCAATACACTGTTTTCACTCAAACACCTCCATGATTTCCTTTGTCTTGGGATCAAAGTCGCTTTTGAAAAAAGCGGTGTTGATTTTCCCACTTTCGTCATCCATATAGGCGGCACCCTCAAAAGAGTAGTAATTGGTGTGGTAGCCATCCCAGCGCTTGCGGGTGATGGAGCACTTAGCCTGCCGGATGTAGCCCTTGGCATCCTCCAGCGTGCAGCCGTGATGCGTGCCGTGGGCATCCTTGAAAACCAGCTCATCAACCTCAATGGGCTTGGCGGGCACCCGGACAGAACCGGGCACGCCGGTTGCCTTTACGGCCTCATAGGCCTTGTAGTCAGCCTTGGAGGCCTCCGGCACACGGCCCTTGTAGGAATAGAGCCCGGCCAGGTCTTTGTATTCGGCAGCGTGGTCATATTTCAAGGCTTGGAAGTCCTTGAAATAGCGGGGCGCATCCGCACCCAGGCGCTCCCTGTACTTTTCAAACTGGGCTCTGTCAGTAGTTTCATTATAACTGATTTTCCGCATCTTATCAACAGTTCCTTGACCGTGGAGGGCATCCTGCTGGGCTTTCCATTGGTCATAGGTCATGTTGCCAGGCACCTTGAAGCGCTCACCCGTCACAGCGTCACGGGCATAGCGTTCACCCATGCCGTCCATGTCCTCAAAGTAGGGGCAGGTGCAGCACCGGCACCACGGATGAAACGGTGGAGCGGTGAGCCCCACCTGGTACTCTGACATCTTGAAAACCTTGCCGTCCATGTCGGCACACAAGCTGCAAGTGTCCTTGTCAAAGGAGGCCACGATTTTGTAGCGCTCCACATCCAGGGCCTTGTAGCAGTCCTTTTGCCCGGCGCTGGAGAAATAGGCGCTTTCCGTCATCACCAGGCGGCCAGCCTTTGCCCTGGACACATCAAACTGCTTGGAGATGGCAGAAATAGCACGGTCCGGGGCCTCGCCCCGGATGACCATTTGCGTGAGCTGGGTGTTGACGCTGTTCACAAGGCTCTGCTTGTTTGTCCAGCACCGATCACGGAAAGTCTGGTTGTCCGTGGTCCAGGGGCGGGAGAGCACCTTGGTGATAGTTTCCTCATTGATGGCCTGCATGGTCCAGCCCACGCCCAGCCCCTTTTGCAGTTCAAAGGCCGTGTGGTAGTAGCTGCCCTCATACATCTTGCGGGCGGCGGCATCCACATAGTCAAGTTGGTTGGAGTATAGGACCTCTGCTTGCTGCTGGAGCTGGAGCTTTAGAGCCTCCAGCCGGGAGATGTGCACCCTGGCGCTGGCGTTCTCAAGCTGTTTCATCCAGGCGCCATCAATGGCGTTTTGCTCACCATAGGCGATGTACTCAGCCACGGTCCAGTGAAACTCCTTGAGCTCCTTGGAATTGAGCAGCCGCTTGGCCTCTGCCAGGTCAATCTCATTGTTGGTGGCAAAGCGCTGATACCAGCGGGCCATCTGCCGCTCAATCTCAGCTTGGGCGGCGGCAAACTGCTTTTCAAGGTTTTCCACATAGGAGTAGGACTGGTCCAGCAGCGCATCCTCCATGTTTTTCATGCGCTGGGACCAGTAGGCGGCATTAGTCTGTCTTGCCATCGCCACCACCCTCATTGTTTACCGGCGGCTGGTTGCGGTTGGCCAGAAAAGCGGCCTGGTAGGGGTCAGCCTGCATGGCCTCCTCTTTCTCATCCTTGATGCGCTGGAGCTCCTGCTCCGGGTCAGTGACCCAGGGGTGCATCTTGACGATGGTTTCATCAGAGAGGATGCCCACGGAGTTCTTGCAGTTGTTGATGGCCTCCGTTTCGTTGATGAGCACATCCCGGTCAAAGATGACTGTGACATCCTCGCCCTCAAAGCTCCTGCCGCCGGTGTTGGCCAGGTGCTTGTTGATAAACCAAAGCAGCTCCTCCATGCTGGCCTGAAACTCCATTTCAATGCCATTGGCATCCAGGTCAATGTCAGAGTACATGCTCTGAATGTTCATTTGGTTTGGGTCACCGCTCATGCGGTCATCCTTGGCATCATAGCCTCTGGCGTTCTCAATGATGGCATCCTTGAGCAGGGCCAACAGGGTCTTGTAGTTTTCAGCGTTGACGGATATTTCCAGAGTGTCCACGCCGCCCTCAGCCCCCTCATAGGACCGCACCTTGATGGCACCATAGGTGGCCAGGTTGCGGCGGAATGTGCCCAGGTCCTCACCGTCATAGTTCTTGATGACCAGGATGGTGGTGTGGATGTCCTCCTCCATCTGGTTGGCAAAGTTGCTCAGGATGTTGTTGTAGGCATCCTGGAGGCACTTGACCTTGGAGAGGAGTGGGATTTCATGGTGGGAGCTCTTAAAGCACACCAACGGGATGCGCTCCCAGTTGTAGCCCTCCACTTTGCCGGTTTCATCGTCCTGCCGTGTGATGATATAGGGGCCGGAGTAGGCAAAGCTGTCCGGCTCCAGCACGCCGTCATCCGTGCGGATGAAACAGTCCACACCTCCGCCATGCATGACCTCAACCTTGACAACATCCTTGGCATGTTCGGCCTCATCGTATTCCTGCACCACATAGACATGGACAGCAGCGTCCAGGACGGTGTGGTCAGCGTCCGCCCAGAATGGCAGGACCTCATCAGCAGGAAAGCGCCGGAAAGCCAGCTCCCCGTTTTCATAGTAGGGATAGAGCCAGGACTTTCCACCAATCCATGCGCCCTCACCAACATTGTGCATGGTACGCAGAAAACGGGCCCCGAACAGAGCCCCCAGGGCCTTGGCATACTCCTTGTTTTCGGTGTCAAAGGACAGCGGACGGCCAAAGGAGTAGTTGGTCTTTTGGTCCACCATCTTGGAATAGAGGTTGTTGACCAGCCGGTTGTTGGGCAAGTTCTTGAGCACAATGGGCTTGCCGTCCTCATCCAGCGCCAGGCGTTCCCGGTGGGTCACATCCTGGTAGCCGTCATAGTAGGCCTCACCCTCAAGCTGCTTTTTGCGCTCCGGGCTGGTGAGCCATGCGGTGATTTCAAGCTCCAGAAAGCGCTTGTCCGTCATGCCCCGTTTGAAATTGGTGGCCACACGGCCATTGCAATCATCCCTCAGATTGAGTGTCACCATTGGTTTCTCACCTCACAAACATTTTGCCTGTTTCCAAGCATCATAAAGTTTCGGCCCTTGTATAGCCATCCAGTCCGTCATTTCCTCATTAGAGGCCCAGCCAGACGGTGAGAGGCTATTGATGCTCAGGCCGCTCTCATAAAGAAAAGCGTGGACCAGTTCATGCCTCATGCACTTACGCATGTAGTCATCCAGGCATTTCTTGCTGCCGGGCTCTTTTCGCTCTGCCGCCGTATATTTACGGGCCACGCATAACTTGATGCTGGTGTCACAGTAGCCATCACAATCTGCTGCCTCAAGCTCAGGGTCTTGGGCCCTTGTCCGATATTCCACAGCATATTGCACACCCAACACAGAAACTCGCACAGTAAAACCTCACTTAAAGCTAATCAGATCAGGCGCATAGACACGGTGCACGAAGTAGCGCACATCGTCCATGCTATGGTCATTTTCTTTGATGGGACGGTCCATCTGGGCTTTTTCATCCCAGCGATACATCCCAAACTCACGGATGCAGTCCGTGCAGCAGTCACAGAAAAAGATGTCACCGCTCTGGAGCCGGGTGGCCACATTGCGGATGCCATCCAGCACGGAGTTGGAGGCCTTTTCTACACGGTAGCGGTCATGGCGGCGGATGACCTCAATGAAAGAGGCCGCCGATGGGTCCACAATGATGGCGGACACATGCAGGCCATCAGCCAGGCGCTCCAGCTCCGTGTAGTGTTCCTCATCGGTGCGCTGGCGGCCCTCCTTGCGGCTGTCATAGTAATACTCCCTCATCCTGTACCACTTGCCGCCAGCCTTGCCCCAGAGGCCAATGCTGGTGGGGTTGATGGTGCCGTAGTCGCAGGACATCACATACTTTTCATAGGGCCTGGGGACACTGGGCACAACATGAAAGTCCTTGTTGAACATCGTGTAAATAAGCCCCTCCGCCACCACCCACAGGCCCCGGATAAAGCGATCATAGAAAACGCCAGAGTAAAGGCTCTCATACCTTGCCTTGACTGAGGCGGAGAGGCTGAGGTTGTCATCCATGGTGAAATGGAGGTGCAGCATTTTCCGCTTGCTGGCCTCCAGCACCCACTTGGTATAAAACCAATGGCTGGGGCCCTCCGGGTTGCAGTTAAACCACAGCTTGGCCCCCTCAACAGAGCAGCGGGCCGTGGCCTGGTTGACAAAGCTCTCCGGCATCAGGGCCACCTCATCCAGCAGGATGCCTGCCAGCGTGATGCCCTGGATGAGTGCGGCGCTGCTTTCGTCCTTGCCGCCGAACAGGTAAAAGCTGTTACTCTTGCCGTTGGCGCTCACCACGATCTTGTTTTCAGTGCGGTGCTCCTTGAAAGAGAAAACGCCCGCCAGCCAGACGGGCAGATTGCTTGTCACATTGCGGCGCAGGCTCTCAATGGTCTTGCCGCAGATGGCAAAATTGCAGCCATCAAAGCGGGTCATGGCCCACATGATAAAGCCCACCGTCATGGCCACTGTCTTGCCGGAGCGGATGGAG